GCGCGTTGTTGTAGAGGAGGAGCCTGCTGTAGGCCACGCCCTGCTAGCTGATCGTGCGCAGGTAGCCGTCCAGCCACCTGGTCGCGCCGAGGCGCTCCTGCTCGCCCTCGTGCACGACCGAGTTGTCCGACACGCGGATCACGCTGTACTTGAAGTGCGGCCCCTTCCACTCGATCCGGTAGGCTGGATCGACCTGCTCGATCTGCGCCGAAGGCAGGCGCACCTCGTGGATCGGGTGCAGCTTCGCCCACGTGCGATCGGACGCGAGCACGATGTAAAGGCCCCAGAACGTGCCGTCGTCGGTGCGCACTTCCACCTGGTCGTAGGGCTTCATGCTCTTGGAAACGTGGCCCCAGTACGCCGGCTCGAGGAAATCCTCGGGGTGCTCGGCATTCGGCGCGGTGGCGAGCCACACGTTGCGGCCACCCTCGGCCATTTGCACGCGGTTGGGAACGATCATTCCCACCTCGCGCTTTTTCACTTCCTTGGGTTCGGCCGCTTGCTCCTGCGCGCGCGGCTTGCGCTTTACTTCGGCTGCGACTGCGGTCATCTTCGCTCTCCCTCGCGTTGTTGAACCGGTACTACAAACGCCCCGGGGTCTCCCCCGAGGCGTCCTTGATGCAAACTCCCCTCGTTACGTCGAGGAGATGAAGCTGAACGTCGACAGCTGCGTGCCGCCGCCGGTCGAAGACACCGAGCTCACGACACCGAGCATCAGCACCTGGCTGGACGAGACGGTGCTCGTCTGGCCGACGCAGATGACGACGTCGCCCTGCTTCATGCCCAGCTGATAGCCGTCGGCGAAGTAGCCGGCGGTGAACGGCGAGCTGGAAGTGTCGGTCGATGCGAAAAGCCACAGGCGCGCCGCAATCGGGCTGGCTGTGCTCGCGATGCGCGCCTCGTTCAGAGGCGCGACGGGGCGCGGCGGGTTGGCGATGCTGCTTGCCGAAGTGGTTCCGATGTAGGCCATGTGTCAGCCCTCCTTATGCGTAGGCCGAGCCGTCGTGGGTCATCACGACCACGCCAGCGTTTTGCAGAAGCTTCGCGCCCATGAAGATCGAGCAGCGCGCCCAGGTGTAGTCCTGCTCCTCGTCGTAGCCCACCGGCGACTTGAGGCCCGCCTTGTCGGCCGCGTGGCCGATAGCGGTCTTGTGGTAGAGAAACGACTTCTCGGCCGTGGTCCCCTTGCCCGGAAGGTTCGGATGCTCGACGAGCAGCGCGTTCCTCCAGCGGTAGGCCATCGGCTTGTCGCGCCAGGAGGCGTTGTCGTCCGAGCCCTTGTAGGGGCGCAGGTCGACGTAGTCGGCGCTCGAGAATTCCGGCGCCTGCTCCATGTACGCGAGGAACGAGGGCTGCGCGAGCAGCGTGATGTTCGAGTCCCACGGCACGCTCGCGTTCGCGAGCTTGACGCGCCCGTTCTGGAAGAACGACACGTCGGGGATCGTGCTCGCAGCGGTGCCGATCGCCACCGTGCCGGTGTTCAGCTCGGTGATGATCTGGTCGTCGACCTTGCGGTTGACGACGCCCATCGTGGTGGCCTGCATGATCGCGCGCTGGTTGCCCTGGCTCGCGAAGATGTTGAAGCCGGTCTTGCGCACGAGGTCGTGCCACTCGGACAGCGTGCAGCTGTTCTGCTCGAGGTCGTCCGAACGCGCCTGGATGAGGCCGTTGACGCCGCGGGTGACAGCGGAAGCGCCGCCGGAATCGGCGACGAGGAAGACGGCGACGCTGCCTTGGATCTGCGCCTCGGTCGTCACGGTCTCGCGCAGAAGGGAAACCTTCTGCTCGAAGCCCGCGATGAACTCCTGGCGGTACTGATTCTGATATGCGATATCGGCCACAATGGCCTCCTTTACGAAGTCGTTGTCGAAACCGACCGTCGCTCGGGTTGTCCATCTGCGGCCCTACCGGGTTGTCCCTTAACGGGGACCGGCGGGCCCCTTCCGGGGCCTCGCTACCGGCTACTTCACGGCGATACTAAAGTTGTTCGATTCGGGCCTACGCGGCCTTCTTCTGTTTCATCTTGGTGCGTGCCGCGTCCAGCTCGCGCCACCGCGCCTGCATCTTCTCGTCCTTGTCGTAGGCGCTGCGGTTCTCGCGCATCACCTTCTCGATTTTGGTGATCTCGTCCTCGATCGAACTGGCGATGTTTCCGCCGGCGCCGGGCAGTACCACACCGGCCGGATTCGCCTGCAGCGCCTGGTCGAGCAGCCACTTGAGCACGTCGGGATCGCTGCCGAGCGGCTTGCCGTCCGGCCCGCGGGCACCGTTGATCTTCTGCTTCACGCCCTTGGGCGCGGTGTCGAGGAAGGCGTTGATGCGGTTCACATGCCCGCGGTATTCCTGCCCCCACTCGGCGCGCAGCGTGTCCTCGGACGCGAGGCGGAATTCGTTGTCGCCCTTGCGCCGCGCCTCGGTCTGCCTGTCCTTGCTGTCGAAGTAGAAGTCCACCACCGACTGGAACTGCGACGGCGGCATGTGCGCGGCGTGCGCCGCCTTCTTCAGTTCTTCGATCTCTGCCTTGTCGCGCTCGCCCAGCGTCACACCGGGGTCGAGTTTGAACTGGTAGCCCTTCTCGCCGACGGGTTCGACCGGCACGCCGTTCTCCGCGCGCCAAGCGGCCTGCTGCTCTGGCGTGCCCTTCTCGGGGAATGGCGTGATCGCCTTGAGCTCGCCCGCGGACATCTTCGAGCGCAGGGCGGCGTAGCTCTCGTAGAGCGCCTTCGGGCTCTGGAAGCGCTCGAGCGTCTTCAGGTGCTCGGCGTTGTCGCCCGCGACCAGCTTGCGCCACTCGCCGGGGAACTGCTTCGAGAAGCCGTCGACCTTCGACTTGACGTGGCCTGCCCATGGCACGACCTTTTCGTCCGGAACGGCCTTCAGGAAGTCCGCGTCGTTGACGTACTCCGAAAGGAAGGTGCGCGCTGATCCGGCGTCGGCGAATGCCGGCTGTCCGCCCTGCTGCCCGCCGCCTTGTTGGCCCTGCTGGCCTTGTTGTCCAGCGCCTTGCTGACCGCCGCCTCCACTGCCGGCGCCGTCATCCGGATATTCGTATACGTGCCCGTTACTGTTGGCCATCTATTCCCCCTCTTGTTTTGATGTTGAGAAGCTTCACGATCTGCCGAGCAGGGAACGCCCTGCCCAGTGCAAACACGGTGTCCCGCGCGCCGTCCTCACCACCAGGGCGATAGGGCTCTTCGTAGAGCGCGCAGGCGGCGTTGATGATCCAGTCGAGCGCGATGCGCTGCTGGTGCATCGTCGCCAGCCCCTGCGCGAGCGCCTGCAGCGCGGCCTGGTGCTTCGGCTCGTACGCCGGCGGCTTGTACGGCGCGTGCTCGGCCGCTGCGGCCCGCGGCGGCCGGCGAGGCGCGCGCGGAGCAACGCTCTTCTCGTCGTGCTGCTCGCTCATTGCGCGACGTTGTGCAGCACCATCTCACCGTCCTCGAAGATTTCAATGATCGGATGGCACCAGCAATGCCAGTCCCGGTTGTGCTTGGGACCAAAAGCCGGGTAGCAGTGGATTGGACCTGTGCCGACTCTGCGCCACGGCCCGCCGTGCGACGGTATGAGCATGTTGGCGAGGCTCTCCCTCACACCGGCACCGCAGCTTCGGCGTTGGACTTGTTCGCCGCCCCGAGATTGGCCGCGGCCTCCGCAGCCACCGCCATGCGGTCGAGCGTCGCTTCGGCCTGCTTCGCCTCGCGCTGCTTCTTGATCCGACCCTCGTACTCGCCCTCCGAGCGCGCCCAGCGAGCAGGAACTCCGATGCCCTGCATCGCATCGCGCAGCGCAGTGACCACATCGGGCAGGTTGGCGGTCTCCGGGTCGATCGCCACGGCCTCGGCGAGCAGCCCCTTCATCTCGAGGAACTTCTGCCCCTTCTGCTGCTCGATGGCGTCGTGCAGCGGGCTCTCGAACCTGAACTGGAGGTCGGCGCCCTGCAGCGCTTTCGGCAAGTCACGCGGGCTCCCGAACGCCCCGTTCCTGAACAGGATGTCGAAGGTCTCCTCGCAGAGCGAGCCGTTGTACTCCTGCTCCATCGGCTCGAAGATCGGCAGCGCGTCCCTGATGTACTGCTGGATCCGTTGCCCCACCTCGTAGGCGGTCATCTCCGGCGAGCGCATCGGCAGGGACAACTGGTCGAGGAAGAACGCCTGCGCGATCATCTGCCGGGCGTCCCTCTGCATGTCGATGCCGATCGGCATGCCCTTGGCGTCCAGCGAGAGCGGGCGAAGCGCATCGCCCAGCCGCTCGTCGTACTCGATGTCGACCCAGGTGACGCCCCCGGGGTAGATGTTGATATCGGACCTCACGGCCTCCTGCGTGGCGACCATGGGCGGGTTCGTCAGCTTCTCGCCGGCCTCGAGTAGCGTGAGCGTCATCGCCTGGATCAGCCGCCCGTCGGCGAGCGCCGCCACCGTGGCCGGGGAATAGGCGAACTGGCTCCCGGATACCGTCGACCACCGCGGCACGATGTAGTGGCGGTTCCAAATGGGTACCGCTTCTAGGATTGTCGAGTTCTCGACGTCGAAGCACACCAGCATCCGCGGCTCTTTGCCCCTCGGCCGGCCGGTCGTGGTGTCGCCGTCGTACATGTCGGCGTCGACCACCATGTGCATGCACTCGATCTCCCGGAACGGCTCCTTTTCCAGAGCGTTGCGGATGTTCTGGTGCACCGTCCTCTGGTACATGGCCGCCAGTTCGCGCGCCTGCGGCTTCCACTTCCTGAACACCGCCCCGATGTCCCCATCCTCGGACTCGACCCACGTCACGTCGCGCAAGTGGTGGCAGCGGTAGAGGAGCGCTGGCGCCTCCCGGCGGTAGTTCATCTCCGCGGTCAGCACGCATTGCCCGAAGGCGGCGTAGTCGTGATCGCCCTCCTTCGTCGCCCTGGTGAACTTCGTCACCCGGTCATACATCGCCCGGCGCTGAGTTCCAGCGGCCCACTCGAGCCAGCGCTTCGCGTCGTTGTCCTCGCGGCGTGCGTCCTGCGGCACCATGTGGAACCAGCCCTTGGCGGTCGGTCTCAACATCGAGCCCAGCTGGTCGCCGAGCTTGCGCCGGCACATCACCGGGTAGGACGTCATCAGGTTGGCCGCGAAGTCCGCGCCCAGCGTGCGCGTGTAGGTGAAGTCGGCCCGCTCGGGGTAGAAGTTCTCCGCGATCTCCTGCCACAGCGACAGCAGCGAGCCGCGCTTTTCAAACTGCTGGTGCCCCAGGTCCGCGAGGAGCTTGATGTCCATCAGCCGCCCAGCCCGTCACCGCCGCTCAGAATGGTCGAAGAGCGACCACGCCTGAGCTGTTGCGCCCTGATCGCCCGACGGCGAGCCGCGCGCGCCAAGTCACCGTCCGGTGTCGGCATCGTCGGGGGCGGCGCGTTGATGATCGTGTCCAAGATCACCTCGGCCGGTGGCGGCGGCGGTGGCTCGGTGGTAAGCAGGTCTTCTTTAACCGGCACCCCGGGAGGCGGTGCATCATCGCCAGTACCAGGTGTGTCACCGGGGCCGGCTGGATCGAGTTCACCGCCTGGATCAAAGCCACCCGGTTGGTCTCCGGTGTCGTCCTCTCCAGCGCCTGGGTCGTCGTCGGTATTGCCGGTGCCTCCGGATACGCCGTCGGTGCCTCCCGTAGCGCCGCCATCCGCTTCGCCGCCCCCAGGCTCTCCTCCTGAGGTCGCGCCATCGTCATCGTCGTCACCACCGCCATCGGTGCCGCCGCCAGTGCCGCCACCGCTGCCATCACCGGTGCCGTCCCCACCATCGGCGGATTCCAGGATGGTCTGCGGCTCGTTGCCTTCCCTTTTCTCGTCCTCGTCCTCCTCGTCGCGCCGCGCCGCGGCAAGGGCGAATTCCTCGTTTGGCTCGCCCATGGCGAATGTCTCTCGTTCGTTCATGCCGCTCTCCTTCTTTGCTGGCGCTCGCTCAAGCGCACTTGCGGGTGCCGGCCTCCTCCGGGGCCTGCGCGCGAAATCCCTTGCTCTGAATTGACGCCGTTCGAGACCCACTCGAGGATCGAGTTCGACGCCTTCGGACCTGACCACCACAGCATCACCACCACGTCGCCGCAGTCGGTCGACCTACCGAGGCGATCGCACACGTCCTCCTTCGACTCCACCTTGATGCCGTGCGGCGTGATCTCGAAGGTCGGCGCGGTGAGGTCGGCGAGGAGCCGTGGGTTCTCAGGCAGCGCGATAGGCGAGCCACCGGGCTGACCAGGATCTAGTGCCTCGCGGAACTTCCAGATCGCCGCGCTGCGCTTGTTGGTGAAGCCGAGCTTCTTGTCGACCGTCCTGCGGGTGGTCTTCTCCGCGCCCTTGTAGCCGTAGCACTTAAGCCCGTTTGCGCTCAGCCACTCGTAGGCCGGGCCACCATAGCCGCCACCCATGTCGATGATGATCTCGGCGTCGCCGCGCCGGTGCGAGATGATCTGGCCCGCTGTGAACGAGCCGATCTTCTCCATCGGCACGTCCTTGCCCGGGATTTCTACCAAGGGCGAGAACCAGCCATCGTGGCGCCAGCCGATGACGAGCGGGTCTTCACCGCCACCGGTGGCATCGGCCGCAATCGAGCACATCGGGATGCCCTGCGGTGGCTTGGCCCTCCAGCGCTCGAACGCCGCCTTCACCCACGCGGTGGGGATAGCCTGGCTCGGCTGGTCGCGGAACGCGGTCTTGAAGCCGCCCATCAGCAGGGAGCGATACGGCTCCGGCATGGCGTCCAGCTGCTTCTCGTAACCGCTCGCCACGTAGTATGGGTTGTCCTTGACCGACGCCGGGATGTAGGTGCGGCTGGTCGCCTCGACCATCTTCCGCTTGCCGGCCACGATCACCTCGTACTCGCCTGGTCCCTCCACCCAGCGGTCGTTGCCCTCGTCGTCGCTCACCACCCAACGCAGTTCGCCTGGCTTGGCAGGCTTCGGGTACTTCTCGTCCAGCCACGGGGCGAACATCTCGAGCACCCACAGCCCCTCCGGGTCGAGCGGCGGGTTGGTGGCGAGTACCACGCGGCAGCGCTGCTTCGGGTTCTCCGTGCGGTTCCAGCCCATCAGGAAGCGGATCTGCAGCTTCGCGAAGTGGGTCGCCTCGTCGATGCCAATGAGGTCACGCCCCTTGCCCATCTGGCCCTGCTCGTCGCCCACGCGGTGCGCCGCGGCGAAGTCGATGGTCTGCCGCTCGTTGATGCGAAGCTTCGGCGGCGGTGAGCCATTGAACCCATCCCGCGAGCCGTGGATCTTGAGGGCGTCCTCCACCAGCCGATCGAGGTCGCCGTACTGCCGGCGCATGACCAGGCTGCGCTCGTGCGCGTTGAACGCGAGACCGAGGATCAGTTGTGACTTGCCGCCTCCCGGCTCCCCGCCGTAGAGCAGCACGTCGGCCTTCGAGAAGTACGCCTCGGTCTGCGGTCCAGGATTCGGTACCCACTTCATGTCTTTCGTCGCCGCGAGCGTGTCGCGCTTCCACGCCTCATGCGCCTCCGGCGGAAGCTGGTCGGCCAACTGCATCAGGTCTTCCAGCACGCCCACCTACGCCGGCTCCTTGCTAGTCTTGGCCGCCTTGGCGATCGCAGCGCTCGACATCAGGAAGGCGTAGCGGCGCGCCACCTCCTGCTTGTCCACGTTGGTGAACTCGATGGGGCCGCCGCCTTCGCCGGTGTGCTCCACCGTGGCGAGGTCAGGTACGCACTTGCGCAAAAGGCCAAGCGCAGCAGTGACTTGGGAGGCGGTCATTTCTACTTTCCCAAGCACGTGATCCTCAAGGCGTTTCACGATTCCCCCGGCGCGGATGCGGGCGCGCACGGCGAGCGCATACCCAGGGGAGCGGGAGAAGCGCTCGTGCATGCCCTTGACGCCAGCCATCAGGTGAGTTCCGTGACGAAGGCCGGACCGGCGAGCGCGGTGGATTCCAGCCTCCCGCGAACAGGCCCCGTGTAGTTCGGCATGTCGACGCCGATGACGAAGAAGCCGTTCAGGGGGATCTTCATGGAGTAGGCCGCCGAGGAAACGACGGCGGTCGACAGGCCGAGCAGCAGGGCGGAAGCGGTCGAGGCGTTCTGGATGATCCCGCCCTTGCGGTTCGCATTGGCCGCGAGCAGGGAAACATCGGCCGATGTGTTCGCTGTGGTGCGCGCCGCGGCGCTCGATGGCGATGCGCCACCGGGGTTCGACACCGTGACGAGCGTCGTGGGGTTCGTGATCGTGACGGCGGTGGTCGGATTCGCTACGTTGACGGCGGTCGTGGGGTTGCTGACGGTGACAGCCGTGGTCGGATTGCTCACGGTGACTGCCGGCATGCTGACGACGTCGACGGCCGTCGAACCACCGCCCGACGCGGTACTCTGGTTCGTCTCGCGCACCCACCACGGGTTTTCGCTTGACCCGGCGGTCCCTTGTGCTACCGAGCCGATCGAACGGTCGCCGGTGGAGCTCATCCGCTCCTTCTGCGCTTGCGATTGCGTACGGGGATCACGTTGTCGGGCGGCGGCGCATAGGTACTGGACGCAGTGCTCGCCGGCGCAGGCTTCGGCGGGATCACGGTCATCTCGCCCAGACAGGCCACCTTCGGCGCTTCGGCCTGCGGAGCGGCGAGCGCCGGGAAAATCTTCTCGACCTCGAAGCCGACCGAGTCGCCCTCGTGCAGCCACATCTTCTGCATGTAGTCGAGGTCGTCCACCGCCCCCTGCAGGAAGTGCACGAGGTTCTTGCATTGCTCGAGCTGCGCCTGCGCGTTGCCGAGCCTGCCGTCCAGCTCGCGCCGGCGCTCCATGAACTTGATCGCCCGGTGGTCAAGCTCCGACACGCCGTACATCGGCGGCGGCACGGCGAGATCGGACTCCGGCGGGACGTACAGGCCGATCTTCAGCCCGGCGATGACTTGCAGGAAGAACTGGCAGGCTGCGCGCTGGCCGCTGTAAAGCTCCTCGTTCGCGGCCATGTCGATGCCCCAGAGGCCGATGACGTCGTCCTCCGGCTGTGTGCGCGCCGCGCGCGCCGCGGTGATCTTGTCGATCGCCATGGCGAGCATGTAGGCCACGCTCGAGGTCCACACGTAATGGCCGTACTTCTGCACCAGGGTCTGCCACGGCAGCATCCGCGCGCCGGGGATTTCTTGCGCAGCCGCCGGGTCGGCCACCCATACCACTGGCTGCATCTTCAGCCACGCCACGTACTCGGGCGTGAACCAGGGCTTCTGAGTGCCTGCCTTGCCGATGACGCCAGGCTCCCAGCGGTGCACCTCCCAGAACTCGGTGACGCGCGGGCAATGCGGGTACGCACCGGGCGAGCACGCCCAGATTTCCCATGACGGGTCGCCAAACGGCGCCTTCAGCAGCGACGATGGCGCAGAGCCAAGTACCGCGATCCTCATTGCACTCCCCTCCTCCTCGTTGTTCGCGGACCGCCCCCGCGGCAGCCCTGCGTTGTTCTTACGTCGTGCCGTTCAGCGCCATCTCAGTGCTGCACGCAGACGAGAATCCCGTCGGCCGGCCCACGATCGCGTAGATCGCCGAGGAAACGCCGAGCAGCTCGAGCATCAGGCCGCCGCCCTGGGCGACGATGGTCGTGAGGGTCGAAGCAGCGCTCGTGCGAATCGCGAACGAGTCGTTGACCCGCTTGATCGTGCGGATTCCGGTTGAGGTGGAGCCGGTGTAGATTTTCTTGGTCACGCCGATGACCGGCGCCTCCAGGAGCCAGGTGTCGTCCGTCGAGGTGTCGACGATCGTCAGGCCATAGCCCTTGATGTTGGTGCCGGTGGTGTCGGAGGTCGCGTTCGTCACGCGGTCGATCGCACCGTGAATCAGGTCGAGACCCTTGGTC